TGAAGCTACCAAGCCCCCGAGTGTGACGGTTCACGCCTGGGTAAGGGAATGTAAATAACCGTCTGCGCCCGGAGAAGTTTTTGTTAAAGTGCTTTCGGACGGGGGTTCAACTCCCCCCGCCTCCACCATAAATAAACCCTGTAGTTTCAACGACTACAGGGTTTTTCGTTTTTCAAAAGTACCCACTAAAGTACCCACTCATTTCAAATATTTCATAAAAGCAGCGTCAATGTATACGGCAGCCCTATCCATATCTCCCTGTTTTCTGTGCCCGTAAACACCTTCGGTGTCCATACTTTTGCTGTGACCCACGACCATTTTTTTGAGGGCTAAGGGCATTTCATCATTGATGGAAACAAAGGTGTGCCGCAGCTCGTAGGGGGTGACATATTTAGTGAAATTGTTTGCGTCGCAGTATCGTTTCCATGCGGAGCGGAATTGCTTTTGGCTCATGTGATCGCCATCCCGGGCAGGGAATACATATTCAGAATCAATATTAAGCTTTTTTAACAGATCATTCTGATCGAGTAAAACTAATAAAGCTAATTCTCCTAGTTTAAAGACGCGGCGTGCGTTTTCATTCTTGCCCTGTGTTAATTCCCCGGAGTCATTTATACTTTGCATAATTGTCACTTTATTGCCTTTTATATCACGTCTTCTGAGCGCAATCAATTCCCCAGGTCTTATGCCTGTTAAAACCGCAAAACGATAAGCATTAATATAAGGGTCGTCGATTATTTTACCCTTGAAGGTACTCTTTGAAGATGTGAACAATACTTTTAAATCATTTGGATCAACAATAGTCTTTTCGCTTCTTTTTGCGGTAGCTGGAATCGTAAGCTTCTCGGGATGGAAAGTGGTGAGATTATCATTTCTGCAGTAGTTTATGAAAGCGATCAAGCAGGCCCTTATATTACTTAATGTCTTGGCCGCCAGATGCCCTTTCTGAAACGCGTTGTTTATGACGTTCTGCAGGTCGTTCTTTGTTAGACTGCGCACCCTTTTGGTTCCGATAATCGGATTAATCCAGTTACGGCCGTACTCTTCATATTTGCGATAATAGTCTCGGGTGCCGGTCATTTTTAATGAAGCAATAAATTTCGCAAAGGCTTTTTCCACCCGAATCTTTTCATCCGCCGTCCGGTCTTCGAGCCAAGCGTCGGCCTTTTTTTCCGCTTCGATTTTGCCCTTTTTATTGTTGGGCTGAGAGTTCTTTTTTGAACTGACGAAAGTTTTACGCTGACCGTCAACTTGAACTTTTACCTGCCATCGTTGCAGAGATTCAGACCAATAAGCCTCAGATTTCCGTGATGCCATAATACCCTCCTAAAGTTCATTTAGAACTTTTTTCGCAACTCCTAATATTCGTGCATAGCCGCTTTCAAAATCGCTTACTGGAACAAGGATGGGGGCATAAGCGGGATTTTCCGGAATGAGCATTACAGTATTTCCACTTTTTCTGAAGCGCTTAAGAGTCGCCTCATCGCCATTCAGGAGGCAAACTACAATTTGTCCGTCTTCTGCGGAATCCTGTTTATGAACAAGGACCAAGCTACCATTATTAATTCCCGCATTCACCATAGAGTCGCCTTTTACTCTCAAATAGAAATAGTCCTCAGGGCGCGAAACATCAGCGAATTCGTAACCTATAATATTTTCTTCCGCCAAAATAGGGAGGCCCGCTGGTATTGAGCCGACAACTGGTACGGCACATGAAGGCATGGGATAGTTTTCATAAACATTATCCCAGCCCATTAAATACTGGATAGGAACCTGCAATATTTCGCTCAGCTTTTCTATTCGATCTATGGGAATATTGGTAACAATTCCGTGCTCGTATTTATAAATAGTCTGTTTAGTAGTACCAAGGAAGAATGCTAATTGTTCCTGTGTCAATCTTCTTTTTAGCCTGGCTTCTTTAATACGATCTCCTATTGTCATTTTTGGTCCCTCTCTTTTAAATCTAGTATATCTTTTGCTTATAGATACAACTAATGTAGATGTTAGTAACATTTTAAGTTACAATAAGAGTAACATATATAGTTACAAATTACAAGAAAATATTTTCGCGCTTATTCGACAAAAAAATTCGCCCGACGACAAGAAATGACTTGACAAGTTACACAATCGGGAGTATATTGATGGTAACTTGAGGAGTTACGGGAGGTGAATACATGTTAAACGTGCCTGAGTTTAGAGCGGCGATGGTTAGAAACGGCTACACTCAGAAACAACTTGCCACCGCTATTGGCATCTCTGAGCAAAGCCTGCGCCGGAAGATGAAAAGCGGCATTTTTGGAACCGACGAAGTCGAGAAACTCATTAAGGTGCTGAAAATAGCCGATCCTATGAAAATTTTTTTTGCCAATAAGGTAACTTTATAAGTTACAAGTGGTTAGTAGAAGGGAGGTACAGGATGCTTTACCGAAAACTTCGGGGGGCATTGATTGAAAAGGAAATAGACCAAGTGTATCTCGCTAAAAAACTCGGACTTAATCAGCCGGTGTCTATAAGTAAGCGTATGACGGGTAAAGTGCCTTGGAGAATTAACGAGATGTACGCAATCCTTGACCTATTAGGCGTGCCATATGAAATGCTTCCGGTCTATTTCCCCAAGGACGGGCGAGCGCCAAGTGGCTCTTAACATGAAGAGATCAGATTACCATTGGTTGCTCGAACAGGGGCGGTTAGATAGGATCGAGAGAATTTATTGGGGTTTCGTAAAAACCATTGTAGCGCTTGCCATAGTTGGCCTTGTGGTTTTAGCCATTTATACCATACTTCAACCAAAACCTATTACCCCCGAGCCGCCAGCCACTGCGGCGCCAGATCCGTACATAGCCACTGTGGCTTATATCGCACCGACGCCAGAACCAACACCCGCCCCCGAGCCAACACCTTTTCAGCCAAGGTACGAGCTGACCCCTAACGAACGTGATATCGTTGAGCGCATAATAAGCATTGTGGAGGAAGTTAAAAATAACCACCCCTCCCTGTTTGAACAGATTGAAGTGGTTATATCGCTTTAGGCCTTTGCGCGTGAAATGTTTATGCTGACAAGTCCATCACTGGAAATCGTGTAGTTGCACTGACTACTACATAAGAAAGGAGTATACATGAAAATCATTGACCGCATGACCGAATGGATGGAAAAGCACGAAACGGCAACGCAAATTATTTCTGCATTTGTAGGAACCGCTCTAGCAGTGCTTGCAGCAACGGTTTTAGGGCTATCGTAATTAGTGTAGTCACAAACGCTACGAGCATAGGAATCCATGCGTTTTTGAGCCAAAGATTCTTTCTGTTTGTGCGCTCTTGCGTTATGTAGTCCTGCAACACCTTTCGACCTAAATCTGTTATTTCATAAATACCGAGAGGTTCAAGCGTGTCGTACCCGTCGTTGTCCGTTGTGATTTTGTATTTTTGTGAAACCAAAGAGCTGTTTGGAAGATATGCGCGGAGCGAATGTTTATATTCTTGTTTTTCCATTACCTCTAACCGATATTCAAGTGAGTCGGCGGTCGCAATTTTATTTTTAATTCCCTTGATACTTATTGGCTCAAACTTATTAATTACCGCCAATATTTCAAAATCGATTTTTGTAAGTTCTTGCACAGTTTTCAACCCCTTTCACCCAAACATTACCATATTCGACAGGGGGACAAAATTCAGATTTTCAATTACAACAGCAGCGAAGTGCGCACCATCCAAAAAGAAGGTGAGCCTTGGTTTGTACTTAAAGATGTATGCGAAGTGCTGGGTATGAGCAATAGCCGCATGGTTGCTGAGAGGCTTGACGGAGATGAGGTAAGCCAGACTTACATCACCGATTCGCTCGGCAGACAGCAGCACACAACCATCATCAACGAGTCCGGATTGTATAACGTAATCCTCCGCTCCGACAAGCCGGAAGCAAAACCTTTCCGCAAGTGGATTACATCCGAAGTCCTTCCCACCATCCGCAAGACTGGCGGCTATGTCAGCAACGAGCAAACCTTTGTTGATACATATTTACCGTTCGCAGACGATGGCACCAAGGCGCTGTTTAGCCAGACGTTGGCGGCACTTCGCCAGGCAAGCGCAAAAATAGAAGCTGATAAGCCAAAGGTGTTGTTTGCCGATTCTGTTTCGGCGTCACACACGTCAATTCTTGTCGGAGAGCTTGCGAAGTTATTAAAACAAAACGGCGTGGACATTGGACAAAACCGACTTTTCGCATGGCTCCGTGAAAACGGCTACTTAATTAGACGCAAAGGCACTGACTTCAATATGCCTACACAGCGCTCGATGGAGTTGGGGCTGTTTGAAATTAAGGAAACGAGCATCGCCCACTCTGACGGGCACATCAGCGTAAGCAAAACCCCGAAGGTTACAGGTAGAGGACAGCTGTATTTCGTTGACCGATTTTTAGGGGCTCCTGTGTGCTCTTAGAGAGTGGAGGTGGAGATATGCCGAGGACGATTTTGGGCAATAGGAGGTGACAATTTGGAATATCTAACGATAAGACAGGCGGCAGAGCGTCTGCAAGTAAGCACCAAGACAATATCGCGCCGCATAGATGATGGCTCCCTGCGCTGCGTAAGGCTTGGGGCGAGGACAATCAGGATACGCGATGTAGATTTGAACGACTACATAAACAGCAAATCGAAAGGAGCATAAACCGAACTAAGCGCAAAGCATCCCGCATCATATGTGCAATCAGCGCCCTGTTTATCCTCGGCGTTGTGGGCGGCATAGAAAAGTTCTGGCTACCTCTCGGCGCCGGCATGGTGTGGTTGGCAATTGGGTTAGCGGTGTTTGCGCTGAGTGCGATTAAAGGGGGGCTACTTCGTTGAACATCATCAACTACATACCCTACGGCAAAGAAAACGCAATCAGACGCGCAGAGCTTGTAATCAAAACAGGCATGAGTGACCGCAAGGTGCGCGAGGAAATCGAAAAGGCCCGCCGCGACGGACACATCATCATAAACCGCCAGGACGGGCGAGGCTACTACAGGACTAACGATATATCGGAAATCAAATCCCAATACTGGCAGGACACAGCAAGAGCTCTCAGCATTTTGGCACGGCGCAAAGAGATGCGCCGAATACTTAAGGAGGCTGGTTACGCAGTATGACGATTTACGAAATCGACCAAGCGCTTTTATCCCTAATCGACCCCGACACCGGCGAAATTGGCGACTATGGCATGTTCTGCGAGTTACAGATGGCGAAGGAATCAAAGATTGAGAATCTGGCACTGCTGATAAAAAACTCGATAGCCGAAGCCGATGCAATCAAAGCGGAAAAGGATAATCTTGCAGACCGCGAGAAGTCGCTGAGAAATAAGATAGAACGGCTGAGAAATTACCTGTCCGAAATCCTTCAAGGTGAAAAGTTTTCCTCGCCTAAAGTGGCAATCAGCTATCGCAAATCCACGGCGGTGGAGATAGCAGACGAAGCCGAGTTTATAAGCAGGGGGCCAAAAGAGTACTTAATCCCGCAGCCGCCGAAGATTGATAAAAAGGCAATCAGCGCGAGCCTCAAATCCGGCAAAGAAATCCCCGGCGCTTCGTTAGTGGAACGCGACAACATTCAAATTAAGTGAGGTGTGTGATGAAACAGTTCAGACTGCTTACTGCTGATGACATCGAGTGCCGAGTCAAAAAGGTAACGGACAAGGGAGCAATCATCCTCTTATACAAGACTGCAAGAACAGACATGGATATCCTCGACGAAACCGTAGGCCCTGAGAACTGGGATTGCGACTACCGCGAAATAAAAGGAAACCTTTACTGCGGCATTGGCATTAGTATCGACGGCCGGGTTGTTCGCAAGTGGGATTGCGGCATAGAGAGCCGAGAGGACGACGAGGGTAATCAGAAAAAAGGAGAAGCCTCCGACAGTTTCAAGCGCGCCGGATTTAAATGGGGCATCGGTAGAGAGCTTTACACTGCGCCGTTCATATTCATCCCTTCAAGCAAGATGAACGTAGACAATGGCAGAACCCGAGACGCGTTCACGGTTACACATATCGAGTATGATGACAAGAATGACCAGAGTGTGCAGGCGGTCACAGCCCGTAACGAGGTGTTGAATAAGTCCATCGACGCTCAGAAGGCTAAGATTGAGACTCTTCGAGCCGCTTTGCAAAACGCTACCGACTCCTTCGGCGAGAACGATAAGCGCACACAGAACTGGACTGTACAACTGAATAACGCTGAGGCCGAGCTCAACAATATGGAGCGTGAACTGGGCGAAACCAGTAGCGCGGCCGATGAAACCGGCTCCAAGTTCGAGAAGCTTGGTGGGGTGCTGAAAGGCATCGGCATTGCAATAGGGGCCGCTTTTGTAGCTGTCGGCACTGCGACGGTTGGGGCGGCCAAAGCACTTAGCGATATGACCGTGGGCGCCTCGCAGTACGCGGATGAAGTCCTGACTATGTCGACGGTTACCGGTTTAAGCACGGAATCACTGCAGGCGTATAAATACGCCGCCGAACTGGTTGACACCTCTATGGAAACCCTGACCGGCAGCATGGCACGGAATATACGCTCCATGACCTCCGCCCGTGAGGGTACCGGAACCGCAGCTGCCGCGTACAAAGCGCTGGGCATTTCCGTCACCGACGCCAGTGGCAACCTCCGCGATTCGGAAACCGTTTATTGGGAGGCCATCGATGCCCTCGGGAACGATCCAGCGAAACCGAACGGGACGCACTCGCCATGCAGCTTTTCGGCAAGAGCGCCCAGGATTTGAATCCTCTTATCGAACAGGGCTCGGCGGGCATCGCCCAGCTCACGGAAGAAGCCAAAGAGATGGGCGCGGTCATGAGCCAGGAGTCTCTGGAAGCACTCGGAAAATTCGACGACTCCATGCAGCGGCTTAAATCCGGCAGCGAGGCTGCGAAAAATGCCCTCGGCTTGGTGCTCCTGCCGCAGCTGCAGGTGCTGGCCGACGACGGAGTGGGCCTGTTGGGTGACTTTACGAAAGGTCTTAACGAGGCAAACGGCGACTGGACGAAGATCAGCCAGGTCATTAGTGAGACCGTGGGCGGTATCGTGAACATTATCTTGGAGCAGCTGCCCAAGATCATCGAATTGGCATTGAGCATCGTTAGCGCCATCGGTGCGGCGATCATGGATAACCTGCCCATCATCGTGGATGCCGCCACAAATATTATTATGACGCTCTTGCAGGGGTTGATTGATTCGCTACCTTCGTTGACCGAAGGCGCCCTTCAACTGGTGCTGGCGTTAGTGAACGGCATTGTTGCAAGCCTTCCAGCTATTATCGAGGCGGCCGTTATGATGATTGCCACGCTAGTCAGTGGTATCGGCGCCGCGTTGCCGCAGCTTATCCCAGCCATCGTACAGGCGGTAGTTCTGGTAGCACGGACACTGGTGGAAAACCTTCCCCTCGTGCTAGACGCGGCGCTTCAACTGATCTTGGGCCTCGCGCAGGGACTCCTGGATGCGATACCCATGCTTGTTGCGGAACTGCCCGCTATCATAACTGCCCTCGTCGACTTCCTTATAGGAGCGATCCCACAAATCATTGAGGCGGGTATAGAGCTTTTGACCTCTTTGGTCGACGCGCTGCCGGAGATTATCGACGCAATCGTGGAGGCTATACCGGAAATCATTGACGGCATCATCACAGCGGTAATTGAATCCATACCGCAGCTCATCGACGCCGGAGTGCGGTTGCTAATCTCGCTCATACAAAACCTGCCGAAGATTATCACCACTGTCGTGGCGGCAATCCCAAAGATCATTTCCTCTCTGATCGATGCGATCATCGGAAACATCGACAAAATTATTCTTGCCGGTGTTCAGCTGCTGATTGCCTTGGTACAGAACACGCCGAGAATCATCATTGAGGTGGTCAAAGCTATCCCTAAAATCGTCAAGGGTATCATCGACGCTATTATCGATTTTGTGCCCAAACTGGCGGATGCCGGTCTCGATCTCATTAAAGGCTTGTGGCAAGGTATCAAGGACGCCGGAAAATGGCTCTGGGATAAAATATCCGGTTTCTTCGGGGATGTAATGGGCAAGATCAAGAACTTCTTCGGCATAAAATCTCCCTCTGCTGTTTTCGCTGATCTGGGCAACAACATGGGCCTCGGTATCGGCGTCGGCTTCGAGGGTGCTATGAAAAAGGTCGGTGAGGATATGAAGAAAGCCATTCCTACCGACTTTAATGTGGACGCCGGGTTGAACCTTTCCGGCTCCCTGGCTCGAAACGCCGGAGGGCTTGGTACGAGCGGCACCACCATAAACCAGAGCATTTCCGTAGTGAGTCCGAAGGCGCTGTCAGAAAAGGAGCTCGCCCGAGAATTCAAGAATCTGTCCCGCAAGCTGGCTCTGGCATATTAAGGAGGGCGGTATAATTGGAACTGACCTACACGAATACGGGCGGCGAGAGCATCACGCTCAAACAGAGCCGCCCGTATTTCCTTACTAAGATAGATGGTACCGGCAATGTCCGTCAGACCGTCAATACCTTCAAAGCACCGGATCAGGACGGCGCCTTTTATATATCCTCCACGCTGGATATGCGCAACATCACGCTGGAGGGCACAGTCGTCGCGGATACACCGGACGAAGCGTATACCCGCAGGCAGCGCTTTCTCCAGATATTCAGCCCGAAGCTGCGCGGCACACTCCTGTACCGAGGGCGTCAGATTTCCTGCGTTGTTGAGGAGGCTGGTTTCACCGTCTCCACCCGGCAACGGATACCGAATTTCTTTGTCAGCCTGCTTTGTCCGTCGCCCTTCTTTGAAACACCGGAGGAGGTGCGTGAGGAACTGGCATCCTGGATACCCCTGTTTGAGTTTGAGCTGGAGATACCCGAAACTGGCATGGAGTTCGGCATGCGCCAACCGAGCCAGATCATCACTGTGGACAATATCGGCGACGTTTCCTGCGGCTGTCAGATTGTGTTCCAGGCGCTGGGTACAGTGACGAATCCGGAACTACTTAATATGGATACCGGAGAGTACATCAAGCTCCTCACGACTATGAATGCCGGAGATGAAATACGTGTCTATACCCACTTCGCGGGTAAGCGTGTCCTCAGCGTGGACGGCTCAACCATAACAAACGCTTTCTCTCTGTTGGACACAAACTCAACCTTCTTCCAGTTGGCGGCTGGAATCAATACTTTGCGCTTCGACGCCTCGGTCAATATGGAACTGCTGGAAGTCAGTATCTACTACCGGCCACAATTTCTGGGGGTGTAATCTTGGAACTATATATCTTTGATTCCAACAGGGAGCTTGCAGGCATTGTGGAGTCCTTCGAATATCTGCGCTGGACTCGGCGGTATTCCCAGTGCGGCTCCTTTGAACTGAAGGCAATAGCCACGCTGGAAAACACAGCGCTTCTGAAGGAAGGAAATATCCTCTGGAAGAGCGACGATGAGGAAGCCGGGCTTATCGAGCATTTGGAGCTGTCTCAGACCAGCAGCGAAATCATTACCGTGAGAGGCCGCTTTGCCACCGCCTTCCTCGCCCGGCGCATCGTGTGGGAAACGGAGACACTATCCGGTGATATCTCGGCTTGTGTGGAGCAGCTTCTGGACGATAACCTTATCGGCCCTACTGATCCGGCGCGGCAGATCACCGGCATAACGTTCTCGTCTCCGAACCTCGGCATACCCGTCAGCGCCCAGATATCCTACCGTAACCTGATGGAGGCGGTCACAGAACTGTGCGACACAGCGGATATCGGCATCAAGACCGTATTTGATCCTGCAACGGGTATTTTCACAGTGACACTGTACTCGGGAGCCACTTCTCAGGCGGTATTTGCCAAGGAGTACGAAAACCTGACCGAGCAGATCTACATGGAAAGCGCGGCGGACTACGCTAATACTGCGCTGATCGGCGGCGAAGGCGAAGGTGCAGAGCGGATATTCGTCGCCATCACAAGCGGCTCCGGGGAAGCCCGGCGCGAGATCTTCGTTGATGCCAAAGACCTAATTGAGGATGATTTCGGTATTGATTACACTGATGCACTTATTTTCAGAGGCCAGAGCAAGCTGAGCGAGTTGGCGGTTCGGTATTCCTTTGACGCGTCGGTCAATCCCCACGGCAACCTTGTCTACAAGACCGACTTCGATATGGGCCAGACCGTCAAGGTTTTCTCAAACGCATGGGGTGTATCCATGCTCACCCGCATCACGGAGGTCGAAGAAACCTACGAAGCGGACGGCCAGAGCATCAGTGTGACGTTCGGTAAAGCCGAGCTTACGATAGCTCAGAAGCTCCGCTCCGACATGAGCCAGGTCAAAACCGCTCTCTTGGCGCCAACGGGTGTATCTGAAGTCGCAGAAACCCTGGGTGACCTGACGGAAGTAAACGCGGAAATCCAAGGGGATACCGTTACGGAAACCATAAACAACCTGTTTGGGAAGCTCCCCGCGCTTGAACCGACCGTAGGCGCGGGAACCATTTCAGTCGGTCAATATGCGCTGCATAATATGGTTCCAGGAGACTCCTTTTACTTCACTTCATGGAGCGGAAATAAGTTCAGCGACCAGCCGAGCGACGATGGTCATGTATTCTTGATAAAGCACACCGGAGACGACACGGGTAACGGATATCAACGGGCTATGGGTTTTTTCATCAGCCGAAACACCATGACCTTTTATGTAATCTCGGTTTATCTATTTAACAATCCTGCCGGTCAAGCGAGCTGGTTGAGCTTTCCTCTCGGGGTGCTGACAGACATAGCGGCCGCTGTTCGCGGAACCACCTTCGCGGCCAGTATCAACAATGTCTACAATGCACCCGTTTCAGGAACAAGAATCGCCGATGGAGCAGTCACGAGTGCAAAGATCGCAAATGGCACCATAACAGGAACAGACATAGCGACCAATACCATTACCGCTTCAAACCTTGTCACTGCTTTCACCGACTATTCGACAACGGAGCAGAATACAGGGCGTAAATGGACAGATGGTAAGACGATATACCGCAAGGTGGTGAATCTCGGTTCGCTCCCGAACGCAGTGCCTGGGAACATCGCGCATGGCATAGCGAACCTCAGTGCCATTATCAGCGTAAACGGGATGGCGACAAACGGAACTGTCTATCTGCCGCTGCCGCTTGCGCGATACAACAACTTCGCCTCGCAAATCGGCCTTTACGCAGATACAACGAATGTCGTTGTAGAACCTGGCACAGACCGGACGGCATACACCGGCTACGCGGTCATCGAATATACGAAAACCATCTGATAAGGAGGAATTGGTGTATGGAGAAAAGCGGTTTTTTCAACTCATCCGGCGGCGACAGAGTCTATGACGCGTCGGATTTCGCGGCGTATTTCGGAAGCCTTGTTACCAACGGCGTTTTTTACGTAGTCGCGACAAACCTGCAGGTCTCGCCGGGCTCAGGTCTGGCGGTGAGTGTCGCGGCAGGAAGCGCGTGGATTAACGGCTACCGGTATGAGAACACGGATGCCCTGAACTTGCCGCTGACGACTGCAAACGGAAGCAATCCCCGCATTGACCGGATTGTGGTTCGCTTGAGCATGGTCAGCCGAAGCATTCAGCTTGCCGCTGTTGCTGGAACACCAGCCGCGTCGCCGTTGGCTCCCGCGCTGACAAGAACCAGCGATGTCTATGAGCTCGGTATCGCCGATGTGCTGGTACCGGCTGCCGCGACGTCAATTGCAGCGAACAACATCACCGACACCCGGTTGAATACCAGCCTTTGCGGGTTGGTGAATTCGCTGGTTTCGTCGGTCTACGAGTGAGGTGAGCATCAATGGCAACCTATCAGGCTATTAACGCGTGTACCTGGCGTAACGGTAGCTGGATCGCAGGCGTTACCTCATATGTCCGGCAAGGTGTTTATCTGGATGCAGGAAATTATGAAAACGTCGGTGCTATGGTTTTTGACCTGACCAGTATCCGCAATACCTATGCCGGTTTTTACCCCACATCAGTCAGCATACACCTGAACCGGATAGCCGCTGGTGATTGGGGCTCCGCCAGAACCATGACGCTTTACGCAGGGAATCAATCCGGGATGCCACCCGCAGGTTCCGGTTCAAGCGTCTCCGGAAGCAGGCCCACAAAGGTTTCTTCTGCGTATAACTACACCGTTTCAGCAGGACAGGGTGCCAAGGATATTTCCATTTCCACTGCACTGATTGATTCCATCGGCAGCGGCGCCAGCAACTGTCTGTTCATAGATTGCGGCTTCAGCACCCTCAACTATATGGGCTTTGTCGGAAGGGGCGACTTAAGCCAGATCGTACTGACCATCGACTGGGCAAGCCGGACGACTGCCTGCGGTGCGCCGACCGCTTGCTCTGTGAGTGCCACACTTTCCGAAGGCGGTATAACCCTTTCATGGAGCGGAGCGTCCGGCGGCACAAACAATGCGATTACCGGTTATGAAATCCAATATAGTGATTCTACGGATAATGTCACTTGGGGAGCGTGGACGGCGCTGACAACTGTGGCCACTTCGGCGACAAGCGGAAGTGTGGCTACATCTCCACCCTCCACAAGAGGCAATTACCGTAGATTCCAGGTGCGCACCCAAGGTGCGGCGGGAGCGAGCTATTATTCCGGTTGGAAGGTATCTACAAACTCCGTCCGAAGGAACACGATACCCAACCCGCCGACCGCAGCGGCCGCTTCTCCTGTTAATTATAGCGACGAAACCATAACACTGACTTGGAGCGGAGCCTCGGGCGGCACTAGCGCCATCAAGGGCTACCAAATCGCCAGACGGACATCCACAGACAACAGCACCTGGAGCGCATGGAACGTTCTGGCCACACTGACATTGTCGGCTAGCGGCGGGAGCTACAACCCCGATGTATCGAGGACGCCGGGAACATATACCCAGTTCGGTATATGGACGATAGACGCTTTGGATGTTTACTCATCGGAAAAGGTCAGTAACAGTATCTATTGCGACATCACAGCCTGCGGAGCGCCTTCTGCTTGCTCAATCAGCGCAACGCTGGCCGAAGGAAACGTCGGCCTTTTGTGGAGCGGAGCGTCAGGTGGCGCGGGCAACGCCATCACGTCCTATGAAATACAATACAGTGACTCCACAGACAACAGCACTTGGGGCGCGTGGACAGCGCTGACCACCGTCACCACTTCCGCTACCAGTGGCAGCGTAACCGTGAGCCCGCCGACAACACGCGGCAATTACCGCCGGTTCCGAGTCAGGACTCGGGGCGCCGCTGGTGAGAGCTTCTACTCTGACTGGACGGTATCCGGCAACAGCGTCCGTAAAAATACACTGCCTATTCCTCCGACATCCTTTACCGCCACGCCTGTTATATATGAGGTTAATACCATAACTCTTACGTGGAGCGGAACGGTTCAAGGCGCCAGCGCAATCAAACAGTATGTCCTCCAGCAGGCGTCTTCTATTGACGGTGTAAACTGGTCGGCGTATGAAGCCTTGGCAATTGTTGTTTCAAGCGCTACCTCCGGTTCATACGAGGCAACCGCCTCCCCGGTAGCGGGAACATACACCCGGTATCGTATCAGCGTAACCGACGTTCTAGACGCTGTCTCCGCTTATGTAGTCAGTGGTGCGGCCAAGAAAAACAGTCCACCGTCCGCGCCTGTACTCGTCTGCCCGGTATCCGGAAGCGCCACTTACAACACCACGCCTCGCTTCATGATCACAACGGGCGTTGAACCGGACGGGCAGACGCAGATCGTAGAAGTGAAGCTTGATTCTGGGCCTTGGCATAACAGCGTGGATGATCCCGAGTTGTTCTCTACGAGCGGGCAACTTGGCAACGGCGTTAACACGGTATACCAAGCGGCAACACTGGTCGCCGGGAACCATACGGTGACCGTCCGTTGCCTTGACAGCGATATAGAGTCGTCAAGCATCGAGGTTATCCGTACCTTCACAATTCTGCCAACGCCTTTTGAGATAATAACAACAAACGTGACGCACGTGCAAGCGGCTCATATCCAGGCACTCCGCACAGCTATTAATGCGGTTCGGAGTTATTATGGTCTTCTTCCGATAGTATGGAGTGAGGTAATTGTTGCTGCAAAAACAGCCGTCAAAAACTGGCCGTTTCATATATCTGAGCTCCGCAAAGCTATCGAGCTGGTCATAACAACGGTCAACGGCTTCGACCCCTCGTCGACCTTCGATATCCCTGCGGTGACATGGCTCCCTATCGGAACCGTGCGCCCGAAAGCGGACGTGATGCAACAGCTTCACGATCTGATTCTGACGCTGTAAGAAATACCCGATAAATGCGCTCTCGCTATTTGCGGGGGCGCTTTACTATACAAAAATCCACGAACGGAGGTTTGAATATGAAAGCGATATGGACTTGGATACAGACGGCGCTCACGGCTATCGGTGGCTTTCTCGGATGGTTCCTCGGCG